AAATGATTCTTGATTAATTTTTTCAATTGTTTCGTTGATTGTTTTTTCTACTTCTTTATCTTGCTCTTTTTCTTGGATTTTCTCTAATTTAGAGATTACGCTCTCTTTTAAAGAATTATATTTTTCTATTAACTCATCTTCTTTAGATGATAATAAAGTTTTTAATTTTTTTTGGTCTGATTCGTTAAGATTACTTATGTAACTACTAATTGTTTTATTTGCAATGTTAACCATAGTTTTTAATGGGACCGCAACAACTTCTTTGTTCTCTTTAGGTAGTTTTGTAATTGTTTCTAAAATTGTTTTTTTACTTGTAATTTTTTCTTCTAATTTTGTTATACCTGTAGAAAACAAATCATCGACAACATCATATTCGTTATTATATTCACTACCTTCTAACCAAATATTTAAATTTTTTAAATCATCGGTTTTAATTTTGTTAATAATGTTTTCGTATGCGGTAATACTTTCATTAATAAATTCGTTTGCAATAGATTCGTTCAAACCTTTATTAGATGTCAATTCATCGTACAAATAGAAAAGTTTAGAAATATTTTTATTCTTTAACACCAATGAGTTAAATTTAGACATATCAGTTTTAATTGTACCATTTTTGTATGATTCAACTAATTTGTTTTCTATTTTTGATTTTAATTTACCGAATTTCATAATCTTTTTTATTATAAATATCAATCTCTTAATAATTTGCTCAATTCACTTTCAATTGACCCTAAAGAATTTTTACCTTTTGATAAGTCAATGTACTTATCACCATAAATATCATCACTTTCAAGTAAGATATTTAAGTTATCATTTTTCTTTCCTTCAGGTAGTGTTTCTTCTTCTTCAGGTGCTGGAGGTGCTCCCGGTGCTTCAGGTGCCCCACCTATTTCACCCCCACCTAATGGTGGTTCTGGTGCCGGTGAAGATTCTCCACCTCCACCACCAAAGTCAGGTAATGATCCTCCCCCAAATGAAGAACCTCCTCCACCTCCTCCACCTGAAGGTGCTGCCCCTCCTGCCGGTGGATTTTCTGTGGATCCTGATTTAGTTTTATATAATCTATCAACAACATCAAACATACCTGTATGTGTGATAACTGTTGCGGTATTTGCTAGTTCGGCGGCAACCGCTCTTTCTAATCTTTGTTGTTGAGTATCTAATTTAATATCTTCATCTGAGAACCCAAAAATATGTTTCTTAGCCCAAGTTGCGGATGTAGGTGCCAGTGAATTAGGTATTTCAGAAACTAAATCTTTGTATAGTAATACTTTTTCTTTCCACACATCAATCATTAATAAATCCGCTTGTTTTGATGGATTAGTTAATCCTAATGTAAAGTTTTGTAACTCATCTTCAAACCCTAAGATAAATAAGTGTATGATTGCAATTTTATTCATTTCTGAAATCATTGCTTTTTGTATTTTGTTAATAGTCCTTGCAAAACGAATGTCCTGTAGAGATAAATTTTTACCATCACCAACAACCTCTTCAAATCCTAAGTACGCTTTCGGCACACGTAATGCTGTAACCAATTTCTTTTGGATGTATTCAATGTCCGCAATTTCAGATAAATTTTGTGCTCCCGGTAATGTCTCAATTGGCATTGTTTGTGTAACATCACGTACAGGAACAAAATAATCTTGATCAACCGCCATCTGATTAAAACGTAAATCAACATTACCTGTTTTATTATCCACAACTTGATCTCTCTTAAATTTGTTTGCAACACGTTGCACATATGGTTCAACATCTTTATCGTCCATATTACCAACAAATACTTTAAACACCCTTCTCTCAGGTGCCCTTGAAGTTCTATAAATTAACATTGCATCTTCTGACAGTAATAACTGTTTCCAAATTCTTCTCGCTTTTTCTAACATTGAGGTACCATAAGGAAGTTTTCTATCGTCACCAAGTAATCTAAAGTGAGCAACTTCCCAACTATTAAATTCCATGTCTTTTATTTTCCAGTGGAATCTTAAACCTTTTTGTTTTGGGTCCACTTCAGCATTTATTGATTTTGCTGCCATACCACGTTCTAAACGTTCAATCTCAATGTTTGGTAATTGCATACAACCAACAACACCTTTTTCCGGATCCAATTTTAGGTACACAAAGTTATCACCATATTTACAAGTATTTCTTGTCCACATTTGTAAGTTTGTGTTAATATCTAAAACATTATTAAATAAATCTGTTAATATACCTTTTACTCTTTTTGATTCTGAATAAATTTGTAGAATATAACCATCTTGATTTGGTGTGGTAGATTCTTCAGCGTATATATCTAATGCAGTTGAAATCTCAGGAGTAAATTCCATTGATTCATAGTCATAAAATGCAGCCAATCTTGTTGGTTCGTAATAAACCGCCTGAGTATAAAGGTTATTCTCAATTTTAGCCCATTGTCCTGACAAATACATGGATTGTTGAGCCTGTAATTTTTCTCTTTCATACTCTTGCTTATCGGTGGTTTTGAGTAGTTCTTTTTTATCTAACGAATATGTTGGGTAATCTTGGTTCAGCAAAGAATTAGGACCAAAAGTTTTTGATAATTTTTGCCAAATTGTTAGATTTTGATTATTATTTTCCATATTAAAAAATTAAGTATAACAATAAATATATAAATAGTTTAATAACTCATTTAGAAGATGTTGGTGTTGGTGTATTTGTTGGTGTTGGAGTCACACTCGAATTTGGTGTTCTTGTAATTGTGGGTGTTGGAGTATTAGTTGGATCCGGTTCTCTAGTTATACTTGGTGTTGGAGTATTAGTTGGATCCGGTTCTCTAGTTATACTTGGTGTTGGTGTTATAGTTGGTGTTGGAGAAATTGTGGTTGTTGTGGTTGTAGTTGGTGTTATTGTGGTAGTTGGGGATTCTCTGTGTTCATTAGGTAAAGATCCTATTTTACCATCAAAACCCGGTTCAAATACTTTAGCAGTTAATATATCCTGACCTTCAACAATCAATCTTGATCCCGCAAATATTTTTCCCGACCTTTTTCTTAAACTTAATCCCATTTTATTTTAATAATAAATATTATCTTCCACCAAATAACCATCCGTATTTAGCATAATCACTTCTACTTGGGGCACTACTATCTCTCCTTGAATCATAAGTGATATTTGGCATAACAGGATTAAAACTAATAATATCTTTTACAGATTCATTATTAGTTACAGTCCAAGATTCAATCATTGATTTGGTATGTTCCGTAACTTTCTCTAAACTTGAAAAAGATGACTCCCCAACATATAATGCCATGGCAATAGACATAATTAAATCATCGTGGTGTCCTTTTTGGTGATCGGGTCTACCGTTTATGTAAACGAAAGTATTCATCTCGTTATACAATCTAGAACTATACATTCTAAATCCGTGTCTCATTCCTTCCTCAAACGCCGCAATAATTTGTACTCTTTTAGAGTTAAAATTAATACCCGGTATTTTATCTACCGTTCTTGATGCCGACCTCCATATATTATTTTGATCAACCCCATCAATATACAAATTCTTGTAATCAAATTCTTGTAATTTACGTACAGTTGTTATACCCATACCTCCTGTTATATCCACCACAACAAACGCAGAATACATATTTGCCCATTTAAAAGCAACTTCCGCCAACGTATCGGGTGGTATTTTACCAATATATTCTAATACTTGTTCCCTTTCATCAAAATCAATAATTTGGATTGTACTAAAGTCCTCACTATCTCCACGAGAAACGTCAACCCCCATTATGTATTTGTGTCCCACAACAGGTTCTTTCCAAATCCATAGTGAATTACCCATCATTTTATTTTGGGGGTCTTTTAACATATTCTCACGGATTTTTTGTAACATATTAGAATCAAAGACATTATCCCCCGATCCTAAGAAGTTACACTCCAACTCCTGAGATACCTTTCTCTTGTCGTATTTAAGTTTTTTTACCATCCCCTCAAACCAAACGGAACAAGGTTTATAACCTGTATCCATAATTGCTTTAAGATCATTGTAATTCCTATCTTTAAATGGGATATTTTCCCAACTTAAAATATCGTCATCGGTATATTCCTCTTTATTTAATAAATAATGAATAATATCCTGTGTTTTGACTAAATATAAATCTTTGGTATACCTTGGATCTCTAAACCAATACATCTCAGAAATTTTGAAGTCATTCATATTTCTTAATGCTTGATCATATATCTCATAATAAATTGGGTCATAACCATTCGGTGTTGAAACCACAATTACCTTACCCCCTGTGGATAAGGATGCCATACAAGCCGCCCAGAAATCACTGTCGGCTTCAATAAACGCCGCCTCATCAAATATAAGTATTGTAGGGGTAAAACCACGTAAGGCATCTTTTGATGTTGCCACGGCTTTTACTTCAGATCCATTATTTAATTTATAATGTTTTTGTGAGTTTTTTTCCGCTGCGAAATCAACACCTACCCATTTTGGCCATTGACCAATAAATGCTCTTACCTTATTCGCCATCTCTAATGATGTATCAAGTTTGTTGGCAATAATAAGGATTTTTTCGGGTTTGTTTTTCTTAGCAAATGCTAATCGTTTTGATGCCCAAGCGGCTGTAACCGTAGATACACCCGCCTGACGATATTTTAATGCAATATTTTCATTGTAATTTTCGTAATCTTGTAGTAAAGATATTTGATCGGGAAATAACTCTAACGGCACGTATTGAGATACCGTATTATCATATGTCTGTAAATAAGTTTTTAATGCGTAAGTTGTGTCCTTCATACACTTCACATACTCAAGCATTACTTGTTCTTTAGATAAACCCATAAAAGTATTTATCTATAAATATAGAAACCCCCAGTTATTTTCATAAAAGGGGGTTTTTAGTTATTTTAAGGATTTTTAAAGACCTAATTCTGAAAGGATATCATCATCTTCTTCCTCATCCTCTTCATCATCGTTATGATATCTATCATATTCTCGTTTTGCTTGTTGTAAAATTTCCTCAAATTTACGTCTTGCTTTGTCATTATCAGCATTATCTTCAGAAACAACATTTGCCATAATGTCTCTTAAAAATTCTTCAGCTGGTATACCATAAAGTATTTTTGAGAAATAAAATTTATACTTTTTACCATACTCATCAATTGTTAATTCATCAGGTAAAAGAGATCTTAATTTTCTCACTAATTCTCCCCCAACTCTAAATTGCATTGGTTCGTTTGAAAAGACATCAGTTTGACCCATTACATCTTGAGCAATGGATGGATCTACGTTTCTCCATTGTTCTCTTGATGGGATCATTTCAAATGTTTTCCCTAATTCGTGTAATAAAATTGGAAATATTAATCCATTTCCATAAAAAGTTTCAACATCATCTTCTTGACCATTTTCTTGACCACCTTCATCCTCATCCTCATCTCCATCATCATAAGATTGACCTGATGATCCTGCGGCATTCCCACCTAACATTTCAATCAATTGTTCATCGGTGAAATACATTAAATCGTTTGCTGACATTATCTTATTATAGATTGAATATAATCTTGGATCAATTTGTTCTAATCTATCTCTAAATTCTTCAATTTGATATGCAAACTGAATTCTTTTACCCGTTCCTTGAATTAGAGCGTTAATAACATTTCGTTTTTCAATTTCAAGTTGTCTCATTTCATCTGGAGTTAATTCATCAACGTCAAATGAAAAATTTGGAGGTAATTCTAATTTTTTCATTTCTTTCGGTTGCATTCTAAACACACTTGGATCAATTGGTTGTTCACCTAAGAAAGTCAAAAGATTAAAAAAATCATACTCGTATACTACTCCACCATTTTCACCTTCTCTTTTAGTGATTATTCCATTTTTTAATGCTTCTTCCATGGTCATATCGGGTGACATCCATCCTGATTCTTTAGACGCAATCTCAACTGCCAAATCTCTTAACTCTTCTCTATGTGCAGGTTCAATTGACATTGCTTGTCTTACAGCATTCATTTGTTCCATTTGAATGGATCTTTTTACTGACGGTTCAGTAATATTACCTTCAGCTCCGTAATATCTCTTTACATAATCAACTATTTCTTTAAATCGTGTTCCTGCAATTCTTTCTACATCACTTGCCCCTTTTCTAAATGCTCTATTTTTAGCGTATAAACCTTCAGGGTCTTCAATTTTTGCTTGAGATCTTGGATCCATCCTTTCAGGATAATCACCATAATCAACAGGGGCTTCTTTAACGATTCTTCTAATTAATCTTTCTAAATCTTTATTTCCCATTTTGTTAAATTGCTTGGTTAATTAATCCAATGAAATCTTGTTTCATTTTTTCTTTATTTTTCTTTTGACCTCTTGGATCTTCTTTAACCCCAGGATTAGGATTTTTAACAGGATTTCCCCTTCTTTTAGGTGTAGTGCCCGGTTTAGTAGGTGCATCCTTCTCCTTAGTTCTTTCTTTTTCTTTAGTTTCGTTTTCTTCCATTGTTCCCATAATTGGCATCATTTGAGTAGGTTTTTTCATTCTTTTACTTTCAATTCCTGATTCTTTAGCAAACATACTCATTTTTTTTGGATTTCTCAAAATCATAGAATTACTTTTTTCCATTTTTTCTGAAATTGTTTTTAAAATATCCGCCTTGGTCATTTTAGGTTCAATGTGTTTCTCAATCATTTCAACAATACGATCCTCCAAAAGTTTTTCGTATTCTTCATTGGTTTTTTCTTTTTTCTTCTCAAATAATTTACTATAAAGTTCTTTGGCTCTTTTATTATGAGTACTTCCGTGTTTTGACATATCGGCATAACCCTTAATTTGATCAATTATTTTTTTGTCGGTCCAATCTTCAATATTTGATTCAATATCTTTTATTTTTGAATATCTAACAATGAACTTTTTAAAGTCATCTTTTAATTTAGAATCACTAATTTGATTTGGTGTTTTTTTCTTAAATAAATCATAAAAACCTTCGGTAACGTGATCCGGCATTTTTTCATAATCTTTTTTTGTGGTTTTGTCTGAAAATTCTTTTGCTAATTCACACCACTTCTTTTTCTTAACTCCCTTACTTGTATTACATTTTGCCCAAAAGAATCCTTGTTGTGCCTTTGATTCAAATTTCTCAGTCATTTCATTTTTTTCTTTTAATGGGGTTACAACAGTTTTACCTCCAGTTGTATCTACCTCAACGCCATTAACCATAGTTTTAGAATTAGGGTTAACTTGATATGATGGTTGTGCCGGTTTTGTTACCACCGTTGTGTTTTGAGGTATTGATTGTTCTTCAATAACATTCTTACTAAATCTATTTACTAACGACTTTATTTGAGTGTCATTTAATTTAGCAACAAAAGCGGATGATAGTCCGCTTTCTAATAACATTTGTATGTCTTTTTTAGTTCTCATATATCATTTTTTTTTCAAACTCAAGAACAATATCTCGTTCATATAATTTATCTTTTACTTCTTGTTCTGTTTCTCCAAACCTAAAAACAAGTCGTTTTGTAACGGAAAAATCAATTTCATCATTTTCTTTTTCCCACCCCAATGAAATTACACCATCCATTGAGTCCAACATTGAGAATACGTCCGAATCTTGAATTAACTCCAAACCTATTTCTCCATTTATTAATACACCAACTTTCTTAATGTATTCAACATCTGGTGGATTTGGATATCCATTTGATGGTTTTGATTCCCAATTGTCTCCCCAAACTTCTAACGTATCCGAAAAAATAAATTCATAAATGTTGTCACCCTTATAGTTGGGTCCCATTCCATTTATGTAAATTAATTTATTCACAGAATAGATCCGTTTGGTGTAATTTTAGTTTCAGTGATACCGTCTTTAAAAATTAAATTCTTTTTGTTTGTAATACCAACTAAAGAAGAATTAGGATTTTTTTCCATATAACTTAATGCCGATCTTTCTTGTCTGATAGTTTCTGATAATCTTTTAATTTCTGATTTATCAAATTCTCTCATTTCACGTAATCTCATTTTATTTTTTTCTTTTCTTAATTCGTCTTCTTCATTAATGTTAAAATATTTTGAAATTATTTTATCTATTGTTGATTCACCGAATGTTCCATGCGACAAATGTGGGTAAGATCTTTGTTTTAATTTTGCTCCATGTCTTGGATATTCATCTCCAAAATCATCTCCCATTGAATCGTATCCCATATTTAATTCTTTTTTCATACCTGAAGCATAAGCCGATGGAATTTTTTCATTAAGAGCGTCTTCTAAACTCATAACTTCTTTCATCTCTCCTCCTTCTGCCGGTGGTAGAGGTAATTCTTCTCCCATTCCAGGTTCTTCTTCTCCCATTCCTGGCTCTTCTTCCCCCATTCCAGGTTCTTCTTCTCCCATTCCTTTTTCGTCTTCTTCAACACCCTCTAAACGATCAATAATTTCATCAATATCATCATCATTTAATGTTGTTAAATCCAATGCCGATAAAATTGAATTAATAACGTATTTAACGTCATCCCCAATCATTTCTTCATCTTCATTATTAAAGTTTCTAATTTTTTGTGCTAATTTACCTGTTAATTTTTGGATTACCTTCATTGTTACAGGTTCGTTGTCGTCATCGTCTTCTTCATCCCCACCCATTTCATCAAAATTAGGTTCATCCTCAGGTGCCGGTTCAGGTAATGCCTCAGGTTCTGGTGATGGTACAGCAACAGGAGCCGGAGCGGGTGCCGCTGCAGGCGCAGGTGCCGCCGCAGGTGCCGGAGCGGGAGCCGATTGTTCATCAAGTTCAATGTCATTAGTCATCATCTCATTAGTTGGTTTTCTTTTAAGAATATATTTTTTATTCTCATTAAACAATGACGTACCTTCTTCATTTTCAAATAATGTATTTAATTCTTTTGCCATTAAATTCATTCTTTTAAACGCTTGAGAATAAGAGTTGAAATATTGTCTATTTTTCATAGGTGCAATATATTCACTCTCAGATTCGTTAATAGTTTTCTTTATAATATATCCCGCCTTTTCTTTTACGATTTGGTATCTATTACCATCCGCTAAATCAATAGAATATTCTGTAGATTTAGATTCGTTAACAGGATTTGGTGTATTTTCGTTGTAACGAGAAATTTCAATAATTCTTCTAATTTTATCCATTCCCTGTAGTTTTTCACTACCAATTGGTCTTAAGTTTCCCATTTTTTTGTTTTTTTAAAAATATTATTTTTATTATAAATAT